GTTTCAGAGATTATCTGCAGCGGTTCTGCAGTACGTAGTGTATGATGAAGATACATCCTGCCGTTTTGTTTAGGTGGCTGAGGCTAATCCACTCGTTTATGACTACTAAGGATGTATCCAATTCGAGGACGCAGCCGAGGAACGAGGTCTGCGGCCCCATAGTTATCTGAGAGATTCTATAAGTACTATGATTGATACTACAGTACCTATAGTTACAATCTCTTTGTTTCTGAGTATCCAAGGTCCATTACCAATAGTGACCCACTGGCACAGAAAGAGAAGTGTGTAAATGAACACAGAGATTAGTATCGCTGATGTAATCATTTGTTGAAATCCACAAGTGTCAATGAGTAGGTAATGACACCAGTTACAGCCATGACTCCTGTGAACAATAGAATCACAGGGTGTGAGTCAGAGGTGGCAGCTAGGAAACTAAAGATAAACCCAGCTACTGTAAAGAACAAACCGATAGCGCACTGCATATTAGTCTCCTAACTTATCATTTAGCATGATAATGAACGGGATTGCAAGGAACACGAGTAGTCCAGCAACAGCGGTAACTGTCGCAAAGACCCAGATAGCAAGCAAGATATCAACCATCTATTGACCTTTCCAGAATACAGTGATTACAACGGTAACCTCTGAGTTGGTGACAACGTACATACCAGTAGAGTTGTCAATGAATGTGAACTTAGTGGAGTCAGTTCTGTTAACCATCTTGACACCATTGGTTATAGTGTTGATGATTTGGTCCAGAGTGCCTCCACGTTGTGTCAGGCGAGACTTAGCATGTTTAGTGATACGCATGACAGATCCTTTCTGAATCCATGAGTGATGATGAGTATCCCTAAGGACACTCAACGCTCTTTAGCAGCTAGAGCTTCTTTGTGGTTGAAGTATACGACTCCGTTGACAACATAATATGTCATGTAGTACTCCTGTATTAGAATAAGACTATACTTATCCACTGTGAGGACTCAGCTTGTCTGAGGCCTACTATACGTATCAATGGATACTTTAAGTACTATAGATACTTATATGTATATAGTTACTTCCACACCCTTTCTATAAGGGGTATATACATTAGGCCATTGCTCTTCGGTACTCTTTAAGACCACTTCCAGTACTCCCAATCTGGTAATGTTCTAAGTAAATGGCTCCTATATACCCCTTATAGATACTAAAAGGTTGATTAACAGCGCGTAGAAGCCCACTGGGACCCTCTAAGATCTCTGAGAGTGCTTGGAGTACCACTGTGAGGCCACAGCTTGTCTGGGGCTACGTAGGGGGTCTGAAAGTGATGAGGGTACCTATATATATTGTTGCTTTAGTCACTCACTCTAAGAGGACAACCGTACATGAACAAGAAAGAATTAGCTAAACTACTCAAAGAAAAACAGAGAAGGTCTAGAATCAAGGATTATGAACACAACTTTACTAGGTTTGCAGAAGAACAAATACAGATTGTTACTAAGGATGTAGCCAAGGGGTTTGTTCCATTTAAATTTAATGAAGCTCAACAGATAATTACAGAAAAACTGGAGGAACAGAAGAATGCTACTGGTAAAGTTAGGGCAATTGTACTCAAAGCTAGGCAACAAGGTATCTCTACATACTGCGCTGGACGAGTCTTCTGGAAAAGTTACTACACTCCCTATGCGAGATCAGTTGTTATGGCTCATGATTCGGCTACGTCTGACGCTCTATTCGCTATGTCAAAGAATCTTATCCGTAATATGGAGGGTGATCTTGCTCCCAAAGAAATTCGTAGTAATGCTAAAGAAATTATTATTAACAGCCCTGCTATGGTTGATCGGGATGCTACTGCTAGCTATCGGTTATATACAGCGGGGTCTCCAGAAGCTGGTAGAGGTACTACACCGACTATAGCACACTGCTCAGAGGTAGCTTTTTGGCAACATGACGAGAAAATCCTGGCAGGTCTCTTCCAGGGCATCTCACAAGCTGACGGCACTGAGGTTATCCTGGAGTCTACTGCTAATGGCGCTCAGGGAGAGTTCTACAGGCTCTGGAAGGGTGCTGAAATGGGAGAGAATGAATACATCCCTATCTTTTTACCGTGGTATATTACTTCAGAATACACTAGGGAACCCCCAGAAAACATGGAGTTGACACTTGAAGAAGAAAAGTTACGAGACAAACACGGACTTAACAACGGACAACTCTACTGGAGAAGACTTAAAATCGCAGAAGGTGGAGAACTTAAGTTTAAACAAGAGTACCCCTCAACAGCTGACGAAGCGTTTATTATGTCAGGATCTAACGTCTTCAACTTGGAGCGTTTGGACGCACTAGTACCACAGTCATATGAAAGAAGGTCTGAATGGGACCCCGCTTCAAAGATGTTTGATGAAAATAAAGAAGGTTCTTTGTTTATATATCAGTTTCCTAACTGGCATGAACCCTACGTAGTTGCAGCTGATGTAGCTTTAGGTGTAGGCCAGGACTACTCTGCTGCTGTTGTGTTAAATAAACAGTATGAAATTGTAGCACATTATAGAAACAACAAGATTGATCCTAGTATGTGGGGAGAAGTGTTGTTTTATTTAGGACGATACTACAATAATGCCTTATTAGCTGTAGAGTCTAACAGTATGGGGATTGCTACCCTACAAAAACTAGACAGTACAGGGTATTTAAACCTATATAAACAAACTAAAATAGCTAATGTGTCTTCAGAAGAGGGTGTTAGGCTAGGGTTTAGGACTACATCTGCTACAAAACCAGCTATTATAGCAAATCTAAAGAATCTTATAGAAAATGAAGAGATACTTATACCCTCTGTACAGATAATTAAAGAACTTAAAGACTATATATCTACCGATACGGGTAAAACAGAGGCTGCACCTAGCTGTTACGATGATTCAGTTATTGCATTAGCTATAGGATGTGAGGTATTACGTACACATTGGGACAAATTAGGCACCTCAAATATCTCATGGAGACAAAAGATGTCCGGTATAGAACAACCTGATATTAATTGGTTATAGTATATACCCCTTATAGAACATAAAGACCTAAAGGGTCTAAGAGATCCGCGTTGTCCTCATGCGTCCGGTGGTACGCAGCGGTACACCACCACTTATTTGCGCGGCCTAGAGCGATGAATGCTAGGACGTTAACCCAGGAATTTCGGAAGCCGCACTGGGGAACCGAAAAAAGGCATCCACAAACTAGCAAAAACGAGGTAAGTCTTATGTCAGTAGAAACATTTTTAAAATGGAAGATACTGCCTCGCTTTATGATGCTTATGTCTACACTTATGTCTTGGAGATGTGCTGAATGGTTTATGTCTTTAGAAGACCCGTCAGCAAGTCAAAGTGCTTTTGTGTCCGTTGTTATGGGTGTAATGACAGGTGTCTTTGGAATTTGGATGGGGCATGAACACAAATGATATGGTCATTATTACTTACAGCTTGTATGGAAACCACTTGTGTTAAACAAGATATACAATGGTTTGAAGATAGACAAGAGTGCATAGAATTTAAAACACTACATGAAGAGCTACCACAAGATGGTAACTGGGGGACAATTACATATGAATGCAAAATCCTAAACGGGTCTTCAACCTAATGGGTAGCCCATGTGTTGGTGTTTGTAGATTAGATAAAAAAGAAAAGTATTGTATTGGATGTGGACGAACAATTGATCAAATAAGAGATTACTATTTGGATGGATTAAAAAATGGTACATATCCCCTATACACAACCAAAGAGAAAACAAAGGCCTAAAGAATACAAAAGCCCTGTTGTGTGGTGGCGTAGTGTTCGTTATGTGAATGGAGAAATGAGATGCCAATCGAAAAAGGTGGAGAAACCTTTTCAGGATTTAACAAACCAAAACGAACCCCAGGACATCCAAAAAAGTCCCACGCAGTCTTAGCAAGACAAAATGGAAAACCACCTAAGGGTAAGCTAATACGGTTTGGTGAAAAAGGAGCAAGTACTGCAGGTAAACCAAAAGCTGGTGAATCTAGACGTATGAAAATGAAACGTAAATCTTTTAAGGCCCGTCATGCTAAAAACATTGCACGTGGACCTTTGAGCGCAGCCTATTGGGCTAATAAGGTGAAATGGTGATTATGGAAGACATACTATTAAACGCAGTTAAAGAACACGCTAGTGGTCATGTGGCTAAGCACAAGGCTAACATTGAAGTCTATTTATCTAATCCTACAGGTATTGGCGAACACAGTGATATCATTCAAGCAATTGAAAATGAGCTTGGGTGTATGGCTGAATGGCAAGAAAAATTAGATATGATTAAAAAACATTTTATGGTTGTGGAGTAAGGAGATGGCAGTAAATGAAGCGGGGAACTACACGAAACCGACCATGCGTAAAAACCTGTTTAATAAAATTAAAGCGGGTAGTAAAGGCGGTCGTCCAGGCCAATGGTCAGGGCGTAAAGCCCAGATGCTTGCTAAACAATATAAAGCAAAAGGTGGGGGCTATAGGGACTAATGCCAAAGAAACCGTCACAAAAGAGCCTAAGCAAATGGACTTCTCAGAAGTGGCGAACCAAAAGTGGTAAACCTTCTACGCAGGGGCCGCTTGCTACTGGAGAGCGTTATATGCCAGCTTCAGCTGTGGGAAGTCTCTCGGCAGCAGAACACGCTGCTACCACTAGGGCTAAGAGGAAAGCTACAAAAGAAGGAAAACAATTTAGTAAACAACCTAAAAAGGTTGCGAAAAAAATAAAACGACATAGAGCGTAAGCCCAGGAGTGGTAAAATGTCTAGATTTGTACAAGAAAAACATAAACAAAAAGACGCTAAGAAACCTCAGGCTCCTTTGCCAAAAGCAGGTTCTTATAGCGTTAAAGATTTAGAAAAAGCTAAACCAATATACTCTGGAACCGGAGGGAAACGTTAATGGAATCCGCTGGCTACAAAGAAGTTGTTAGTGATGAGCAACTAATTAACATGGTAGAATCTGGTGTTCAGAACTCTACTGGTGATTGGTTAAACTCATCAGAACTAGCACGAGAAAGACTAAAAGCAACTTATGAGTATGCTGGTGTTGCCGACTACCATTTATCACCTCAGGGTGTTAGCACTATTGTAGATACCTCTACTACAGAAGTGGTAGAAGCGTACACGGCTGTGCTTTCAGATTTGTTTCTTACAAATAAAAGACTAGCAAGGTTTATGCCTTGGGATAGCTCACCTGCTGCAATTCAAGCTGCTAAAGATGCTTCAGATATTACTAACTACTGTTTGTTTAAAAAGAACGATGGGTGGGAGTTTTTCCAACAATGGATGAAAGCAGCACTTCTGTGGAAGAATGCTGTGTGCCGTTGGGGGTATGTCGAAGACTATGATTACGTATTTGAAGAATACGAAAAGATTAGCCAATCAAATCTTGATACACTATTGTCAGAAGACGATGTAGAGATTGTTGGCGAGTTGCAGTTTGAAAATCAACCAGAAGAATTTTCACAAGAAGTAGAACTTATGTACGTTGATGTTCGTATACGTAAACGTATTAATAAGTCTCGTGTTAAAATAGAATTAGTACCACCGGAAAACTTTAGAATTTCTAGAGATGCTACATGTATTGATACAGCGTCTTTTGTTGGTATGCAAACAGAAATGACACGTTCAGAAATCCGTAAATACTATCCTGAAATGTCTGAAAACATTGATTCCTGGGATGAACTTGGTGATGAAACTTGGTCAGGAAGTCTTAAGTACTCTCAAGATATTGCTGCACGTAAACAAGTAACAGGTCAAGAATATACACAAGGGTCTAATCAATATGAAACAACACCTTTAGAAGCAAATAAAGAAGTCTCTGTAACTGAGTGTTGGATGCATGTCGATCGTGATGGAGATGGTATTGCAGAACTTAAGCATTTTATTATAGCGGGTTCTCACATTCTTTACGAAGAAGAC